TTAACGTTCCAACAAGCAATCAGAGGTGGTGTAAGACCTAACCTCTTCCAAGTAGAACACAATTGGCCAACAGGCGGTACAACTTTAGTTGAACCTACACTTGATGGTCTCTCTGACAAACCAGTCATGTATATGTGTAAGTCTGCTGCATTGCCAGCAACTAACGTAGGTACAGTTGAACTACCATTCAGAGGTCGTGTTGTAAAAGTTCCTGGCGACAGAACTTATGAAACATGGACAGCAACATTCTATAATGATGATGCGTTTAAATTACGTTCAGCATATGAGAAATGGATCGCACTAACAAATGGTGTTGATGCTAACGTTGCAGAAGCAGACATTTCTGATATCTTCCAGAGTATTCAAGTTACTCAGTTAGACAAGTTTGCAGGTGGATCTAACCAATTAGAACCAATCCGTACTTATGAACTAGTTGGAGCATGGCCAGTTAGTGTAGGACAAATTGCTATAGCATATGACAACAATGATTCTTACGAAGAATTTGATGTTGAGTTTGCATATCAGTACCACATCACTACAGGTGGGGATGGAACTAACTTAGTTGGAGTATCCACTGCTGGTGGGTAACTAAATAGTAAGGATAAGAAACCAATTAAATCATGGCAGAGTTATTCGGTTTCTCGTTTAAGAAGAAATTGGAAAAGGAGAGAGCTCCCTCTCCTATCCAACCTTCAAGCGAGGACGGAGCTACTAGTTATATTGCAGGAGGTTACTATGGTCAGTATCTTGATCTAGACGGTAACTTCAAGACTGAATATGACATGGTGAAAAAATATCGTGAGATGGCAATGCATCCAGAAGTGGATTCTGCTATCGAAGATATCATACACGAAGCAATCGTTGCAGATCAAAACGATAGTCCAGTACATGTTAACCTTGATAACCTTGAGGTTAGTGAAAGTGTAAAGACTATGATCCGCGACGAATTTGAGTATATTAAAAACCTATTTGGATTTGATAGTAAAGCTCACGAGATGTTCCGTAGATGGTACATTGATGGGCGTTTATATTATCATAAAGTAATTGATCTTGATAGACCTCAAGATGGAATCAAAGAAGTAAGATACGTAGATCCACATAAGATTAAGAAAGTAAGGCAGATAACAAAACCAAAAACTGCAGACGAGTTTATGAAGTATGACTTCGGTAAAGGCGAAGAGTATTTCCTATACAATCCAAAAGGTCTAAACAATACATCTGCAAACAGCGGAATTAGAATTGCAAAAGATGCTATAACATATTGCACATCAGGTATCATGGATACGAATAGAAATATCGTATTGTCATACTTGCATAAAGGTATCAAAGTTCTCAACCAGTTACGTATGATTGAGGACTCTCTTGTTATTTACAGAATATCAAGAGCACCAGAGAGAAGAATATTCTACATTGACGTAGGTAATCTACCAAAACAAAAAGCGGAGACATACCTTCGTGAGGTTATGGGTAGGTATCGTAACAAGTTAGTGTATGATGCACAGACTGGTGAGGTCAGAGATGACAGAAAATACATGTCAATGATGGAAGATTTCTGGTTACCACGTAGAGAAGGTGGTAGAGGAACAGAGATTACTACATTGCCAGGTGGTCAGAACCTTGGAGAATTGACAGACGTGCAATATTTCCAAACAAAACTTTACAAAGCGTTAAATGTTCCTGCAGGAAGATTAGAGAGTGGCACATCATTTGACCTTGGTAGATCTGCAGAGATTACCAGAGACGAATTAAAGTTCACTAAGTTTGTAGGAAAACTCCGCAAGAAGTTTAGTGATATATTCCATGACACTCTCAAGACACAACTAATACTTAAGAGTGTTATTGTTCCAGAAGACTGGGATGACATGAAGGAGCATATTCAATATGACTATCTTTATGACAATCACTTTACAGAACTTAAGAATCTTGAAATGATGACTGAGAAACTCAATGTCATCGCTGCTATGGATCCTTATGTTGGAAAGTATTTCTCCACACAATACATTCGTTCTGAGATCTTAGGTCAGACTGAGACACAGATAGAAGAAATGGATCTTCAAATGGCAGATGATATTGAAAGTGGAAGAGCAATAGATCCTGCAAGTCAAGTTCAATTAGATCAAGATACAATAAACGCGGACATAGAAAACATACCGAAGGATCAAGAGATGAAGGATGTTCAAATACAACAGCAAAAAACAGCAGCGAAGAACGGGGAAGCTCCTCCAAAAATGAATGGTAGACAGGATCCTCGTAAATCTTCCGCGTCTCAAAACGGGAACGGTAATAAATAAAAGTTAGGTAACAATTAATTATGGCTACACAAGAACGAGAAATCGTTGACTTACTTTGGGATAATGATAGGGCAGATGCCTTAGAAAAACTCAAAGATATGCTGCAAGTAAAAGCTGCAGCAGCTGTTGATGCGAGCAAACTAGATGTTGCAAATCGTATGTTTCCACATGTACCTGATGATGGTCTTCCTCCAGAGGGAGAAGCATCACCAGAGGAAACAGCAGACGTTATCAATCGTAACGATGTAGAAACAGAAGAGGAAACCGATGAAACTGATCACGGAACAAATTGAACCAGTTGAGATTCTAACCGAAGAAAAGGACGGTCAGAAATCCACCTATATTAAGGGTGTCTTTTTGCAGACCGAGATCACCAATCGTAATGGCAGAATGTATAAGTTCGATGCCATGAATCGTGAGGTACAAAAGTACAATGAAGAATTCGTTAAACGCGGAAGAGCGTTAGGCGAGTTAGGTCATCCCGACGGTCCTACAATAAATCTAGATCGTGTGTCACATAAGATAGTTTCGTTGACCCCAGAAGGAACAAACTTTATGGGTAAGGCAAAATTATTAGAGACCCCTATGGGTAAGATCGCTAAGAACTTACTTGAAGAGGGTGTGCAACTAGGTGTGTCATCACGTGGATTAGGTTCTATCAAGAGAGAAGGAACCACACAAATCGTCGCTGACGACTTTATTCTCTCCACAGCAGCAGACATTGTTGCTGATCCTTCCGCACCTGATGCTTTTGTTGAAGGTATATACGAAGGTAAGGAGTGGTGTTTAGTTGATGGTGCGATTAAAGAGGCACAGTTGGAAGCAGTTAAGCAGACGCTTGACAATGCTCCCTCAGCTCAAGAACTAGCAGAACGAAAGATTGCCGCGTTCAATGCTCTGCTAAGAAGTTTATGATTTATAAATAATATTATTAAATCTTAACGCAATCTAATTTTATCCGTAAGGAGTACGTAAATGTCAAGTATTGATGAAAAATTCAAAAAGGTGATCGCAGAAAACGCGGCTCCTGAAGAAGTAAAAGAAGATGCTGCAACTGGCGATACCGCTATTAAAAAAGGTGCAGTTCCCCCACAACCTTCACCACTGTCAAACAGTGCAACAGAGGTTGGTGGTTCTACTAAAGAGAAACCAGAAGGTCCTGATAACGTAGGTAAAAAAGCTGCTGCCCCAGTAGGAACGACAGGAGATTCTACAATCAAGACGAAACCAAGTGGTGCTTCATCCAGTATGCCTGGTGCACTAAGTGGTCAAATCTTTGATGATGTAGCAAAGGAAGGAGAGACACTTTCCGAAGATGAAGTCAAGGAAGACATCACAGCAATCCTAAGTGGTGCTGACCTAGACGAAGAATTCCAAAAGAAAGCAACAACTGTGTTTGAAGCTGCAGTTGCTGCGAAGGTAACAAGTGAAGTTGCCAAACTTAAGGAAACTGCAGAAGGCAGGATCAGCGAAGAACTTGAGAAGATCAAGGAAGAATTCGCGGGTCGCGTAGAGAATTTCCTCTCATATGCTTGTGAAGAGTGGATGACTGAGAACGAACTTGCTATTGAGCAAGGTCTTCGTGCTGAGGTCACCGAAGCATTTATGGGTGGATTAAAGAAATTGTTCATTGAAAGCAACATCAACGTTCCAGACGAAGCTCTAGACGTTGTAGCAGATATGAGCGAGAAATTAGATGACATGGAGACCCGACTTAATGAACAGGTCGAGAAGAACATTGCATTACATGAAGCCGTAGGTGGTTATCGTAAAAATGAGATTTTGACAGAACTATCAAGAGGACTTGTAGAAGTTCAGAGAGATAAGTTCAGCACCTTAGCTGAAGCAGTGGAATTCAAGAACGAAGAGTCGTATCGTGAGAAGTTGGAGCAAATCAAGGAGTCCTACTTCGGTGCTAAGAAACCAGAAGTTAAGGAAGAGATATCTGATGAGCAACCAGCTACACCAAGTGAAGTCGTAAGCGAGAGCATGACTTCTTATGTTCAGCAACTCGCTAAGAGACTGTAACTCAAACTGTAAACCCAAACAAACACACAGGAGTGTAAT